CGGTCGAATACACAGACCTGGGTTCGCCGGCTTGGCGCCAACAGCAGTGACGTCTCACTGAAGTTCGCTTTGCCGGGCTTCGCATGCGCTGATGCGGCCCTGAACGCGCTCATACATGCGCGTTGCTTCGTCGAAGCCATGCCTATCGCCTGCGCTCAGGTGTCCATTCGCTTCACGCAAAAGGGCACGGAGCAGGCCCCTGTCATAGGTGCTCTGGGCGTCGACTTCTTCGAACACACTCTCCGCGTCGGCGGTGGTGTCTTCCTTGCACTCTTGTGCAGGGGGGGTTTCAAGCGGCCCGCTACGCCGGATGAAATCATCGTGCTTCGCCTCACAAAAAACACGGTAACTCGCGCTCTCGCGCAGGCCAAGGTCTGCCCTAGAAACTTCAACATCGGTACACGGAAGCGTGAAGCCGGTTGAAATGGGGTAGATCATGACATCGACATTCGAGCCTGAGGACGCGGACGTAACTGTGCCCGTATTGCCAAAGTCGATAGAGAAAAGATTCGTTGATGTGACGGTAAAAGCGGTCGTCACACTCGTTTGCATCTGTGCTGCCGAGCCGGACGCAGGCAGTCCGTAAACAGACTCACCATCGTTGTCGAACGCATTGAGAGCCGTCGCTCCCACAAACACCGGCGCAGGCATGGCGGTGGTTGTTGTCGTTGAACCTGAGTAGTAAGCCGTGAAGACTGCAATGTACGATCCAAGGGCTAGGCCGGTGCCTGGATAAAGAGACTCGGAGAACGTGATGGTGTGATAGTTGCCGCCCACACCCGTCACCTGACCAAGGAGGTTGCCGGTCCATTTCCCAGCGATGGTGCCGAGATTGCTGCCAGTGACTGCTGCATTGAGCGTACGGAAATGGCCGTATGGGCCCGTTGAGCCGTTTGGGCTCACCTCATCACGTGGCGTGTCGAGCCGGAAACGGTAATGGAAATACACGTTACCGATGACGTTGTTTGAGGCTGGCTGGCCGTTCGTAGCTACCGTGAAACGCGCGCAATCGTACAGGGTCGGATCGAAGCCCGTCGGAACACTCGAAGTGCGCACTTTGAGGTGTTTGCCAGCAATCACTTTGTTCTTGTTGAGCCGGCAAACCAAGCGCTGGGACGCTATGCCCGTGACAGCCCCGTCGTAATTGTCCATCTGTATCTGATTGAGAAAGATTGCGTCGCCTTCATCGTACTGGAAAGCCATGGTGACGGTGCCGACCGCCGGGTTCGATCCACTAATCGTGGGGCCTGACGATGGAATGTACTCGGCCCAAAATTCCACGTCATTGTGGTGGTACATCTCGTACGCACCCATTGGCGTGGAACCCCACGGGAAAGTTCCGGAGTAGCCGGGGTTGATCGGGTAAACGTCGAAGATCGAGAAACCAGTACTGCCAGTGATTGTGCCTTGACTCTCTGAGTGCTTGATGACCATTGAGGGGGCATTCTCTTGGCGACGCACGTCACTACTACTGTTTCGGCCAATGAATGCGGGCACGTTCGACTTGGGCACGCGCTGCTTGCGGCCAGCCTTCTTCTTCTTCTTGTCGTGTGGGACCATGGACTCTGCATGCTTCGACAACTTCTGTTTGGGCCTTTTCCGAGACTGGTCTTGGAGCATTGAGCCACCACCGAACATGGCTTTGGCATCGCGCACCACATCATCCGCAACCCTGGCGACGTCAAGCACAGTACGTTCGATCGGGCCATTCGCCGACAGCGCAACAGCCTGGAAAGTTTTCCGGTAGACTGCCAAATTGTGCAGAGCATGTGCGTCGACCGCTTCTTGTTCGGGTAGGTTGCCGTAGTATTCGTGCATCGTGCGGATGTAGTCATGTGTCCAGAGTGGCAGGCCTTGAGCGATCGCACGCTTGATCTCATGGTCGACGAGCTTGCCAATAAAACCGGGGATGGCGCGCTTGAGGCGCTCTTCGACACGCGCCTCACGGTAGATTGTTTCCATGTCGTGTGCCCGCATCGATGCCACTGGCAAAGTATTTGCCGCAAAACCACCAATGATCCCGTCGCCCGTGAAAATGCAGCGGATGTCCGCCTGTGACCACTGCAGTTGGTGGACCCTCTCACACAGTCCAACGAAATCTTCGCAACTCAACGAATAACGTGCTGCGAAGAAAGAGAGATGCCGGTCGCCCATGCGCACATCGAAGGGACGCCCCAGAACGCCGTGCGACAGCGAACGAATGATGGGATGGTGCGACGCGACGGCCAAGTGGCAGACCGCCACATCGCGGGCGTGCTCGGCCCACGACCCAAACAGCATCTTGTTGTTGTTGCAGAAGTCCTGGTAGTACGATTTGAATTGGCGGGCAGCTAGCGGCGTGAGGACGGTTGCGTCGCCGATGGGGCAAAAAGAAGCTGAACAGAACGTCGCAGTGGCGGGAGTGACAAAATCACCGCCGGCGACGAAACCGTACTCCAGGATCTGGCCAACCAGCCTACCAAGGTCAACGTCAATATCGCGCGGGAAACTGAGTACAAGATCGTCTCCGGTTGACAACGCGCGCATGTTGTACCCGAAACGCGCATTCAAGTCGCGCAGCATTGCCGCTATCAGGAGTGAGTTGCCAATCGTCGTGTCAAAGCGCCCACTCTGCCTCGTGCCAACGATACTCCATCGGTAATACTTGCCACGCGCGCGGGTACACTTGACGCGTTCGCGGTACAAACCGACGAGATTCGCAGGCATGCCCCACTCCGCATACTTGCGCAACAGCGCAAGCAGCGCACTCGTTGAAATGGTCGAATCGAATTTTTCCATGTCGAATTCAACCAGCTGGCGGTCCTCATTGTCGTCCATCCATGACCCTATCTCCACTGAATCGCTGCCGGACGTGAAAAAGACGTCTGATTCAATGGTGAGGAATGCCCTCGCAGCTAACTTGAGTGCCCTCCCGAAGGCAAGGTAAAGCACAGCCTCGGTCTCGTCGTCACCCGCAATCATGCGTGGAGTGACGATTTGTTTCGCAGATATGACAACCTCTTTCTTCACGAACGATTTGGCTTGCTGTTTGACCTTGTCGGACAATGCTGCAAGGCGGTAGAGATTCGCTTTTTGCGGCGGGAAAGTGTTGAGGACCTCCTGGAGGTAGTATTCGATTGGTTTCTCAAGCAGGAGGCGGTCGACCGCGGCTTCCCAATTGGCCGTCGGGCGCGTCGATGCTTTTCCAGTTCTCCCAAGGAACGCCGCAAGCTCGTTGCAGGGGCAAAGGCGGCATGATCGATGCATCGGTTCGTCGAAAGGCTCGAAAACGGGCAGGCCACAAACGGCGGCCACGGTAGGGCGGCAAAAACCGGCATCAACCACGTCAATGGTAGCAGAAGCCTCTTGCGGCGGCGCCACGAAACCACGCTCGAAGGCGCACTCTGTGATGAGCTGTCTCAGAGGCTCACCGGTGGTGCGGAGCAGAGGTGCATCCGACTCCGCAACATAGATGCCCTGCTCGGCCAACTTGTGGTCCAGCTCGCGCGCACGGAAGGTTAGTAGCAGGTGGTCTTCGAGATTGTTTGCGCTTTCGACGCGGTCGGGATCGGGAGTGAAAGCCTCCGAAACGAGATTCCCTGCGGCACCACCAACCACGTTCGCAACGGCTGTAACGGCCTTAACGGCAACGTTCGCCGCGGCGATGCGCGCGCCGTAGGCTAGGTAGTCGGCTCCTGCCACCGGCATGCCCACGGCCGTCGCAACATCCATGACGGTCGCATAGGTATCGATGCCGTCCATCTCGGATGCCACGATTGCCCGACGTGGAGCGTCGAGCCTGTAACGGCGGACGGCCTTCTCAGTCCACTCAAGCGCCTTCGAGTACACGGCCTCCCAAACGACGATAAAATCGGCCATCATACGGACTGAATGGTGCTTCGATGACAGGATCGCTCGCCTCGTCGCGCCGCCCGAATTCGCTAGCCATTGAGAATCGAATTTCCTATGGGACAGTGCCATGGCGGTGGCGCACACGATCTCTTGGACTGTGACCTCGTAGTCGGGCTCCGGCGCCTTCTTCTCGGCGGCGGGCTCAGCAGGCGCAACCGCCGCTTTGCGTTCAACGTGCAAGTATTTGCATTTGTCTTCATACTTGCACTTGCCAGTCGCCGCGAAATGTTCACATTCTCTCACGACGGCCTGGGACGACTCGGCGATGGCCGCAGCGTTGTTGCTACGCCTGTCACCACGTCGGCCCGAGGGCTTACGCGCCTTCGAACGTTTGTCCGACTCAACAGTTTGACCGTACTGCTGGTCGACGAAATCGTCTATGGCGTCACGTTTGGCGGGTTCGCCGCCTGACTCGGAGGGCGCGGGGCCGTCCTTGTCGCTCACGTCATGCCCGCCCCGCGGTACCGCAGGCACCTTCGCACCGCGTCGACCAAACACGGTGTTAGATGCTGTCGGCCGCGGGGGGCAGGCTGGTCCCCACACAATGCCCGAAGCGGCATGGTTGCGCAGCGGCGGTGGGGAAGGTGGGAGCCCCGGCTTGCGCACGGGGACATCCAGTTCGGATTTTGAGAAGCCAAGTGAGCCACGCCGCGTCCTGGACGCGCGTTTCTGGCGTTGCCACTCGTGGTCCGCAACACCAACTGACTTGTTCAGTGCCACCAGGTCAACATAGAGTTTCTTCTTCTCATTTTGCTTGGTGCGGCGGTGCTTGACTGTCGTGAAAACTTCACGCTCGAAATCGTACTCTCGGGCCGACTCTTCGTCGGACTCATCGTATTTCCCTTCTCCTGGCCCCGGATTTGGTTCAATCCCGACAAGAGGGGCGGCAGGCGCCTGACAGATGCAGCAATGCCCTGAAAGCGCGGCGATGAGGCTCACCATCCCGAGTGATGGCGAGTCTTCTGGCAATCCATGGTCGACAAAATGGAGGCCCCAGTCGAGCGCGACGAAAGAAAGTTCGGCGCGGTCGATGGCGTAGTTGAGATACGCCCATTGTTTCCAACCTTCAGCATCGCCTCCCGTGAATCGGGCGATGAAGTCTTTGACGCAGCTTTCAATCAGCTGCGATGGTTGTGGTCTTGCAATGTATTGACCATAGAGCAAATTGTGCTCTAGCGGCATAAAGCCGTCGGCTTTGAAATGGGCGATCTTGCCCGCCTGTTCCTCAGGTTTGGTTTCGAGGTGTTTAGTTCCCGTAAATTTAATGGGCTGCACGTCCTCGCGTGCAGTGGTCTTTTTTGCCGGACTAGGGCCTTCGCGTTTGTTGTGGTTCATTTTGGGGGGGGGGGGGGTTTTGGGGTGTTGAGTGGCGGACGCAACGGCAGCCCGGATCCTCGACATGCCACGACAGCAATTGGGGCCGGACCGTGGGTCCACTCGATTCAGAAGTGAGAGCTCAACCTCTCGCCTCTGCAATCAGCCAAACACAACGAAGGGGTCCCCCCACGCGCACGCACTTCGCGGATAGTGCCGGGTTTTGACGCGCTGCTCAAGGCGTGTACTAATCCAGCAATTCGTCCGCTAAGAAACGTGGGAATGGGGGGGTAGCCCAAGGTCGTGACTTGGGCGTCATGCATGTGGGTTGACCAAATCTAAGAAAAGGCGTTCCACACGGCCAAGCTACTGTTAGTTTGAACTTGGCAATCAGCGCTGATGCGCTTCCAGAAAACTACTCACTG